TGAAGGTTTGTGGCATACAGATTATCCCCATATTGGAGTCCTATTGCCAGCACCATCGCTGTCTACTGGGTGCAGATAATCTGTATGCCACAAACCTTCATCCAAGGTGTTGATGACGTTAGAAAGATCCGCGTAGGTATCGTCGAGGGTGCGCGAGTTAATGTCGTCTGCGTCTGCCATAGAACCATACTGGGTGTGCCATTGTTCAATGTTTCTTGGGTGCAACGCATCGTTTGGACGAGACACGACGCGGTGTCCATCTGGTCCAGGACCAATCTCTGTGATAACCGAGGTTATGAGTCCTCTGGTAGATTGCTTGATCGAAACATTTGCTTGCTGTTCGATTAGTATTGGCGGTGGTGGTTGGATCAACGCTGGTGGTTGTATACCAATGTTTAGTTCTGCTATAGAAGTAATATCCACCTGACCCGACAAGAACATACCTGCTGGGTGTACAAAAGTCTTATATGCAGACTTCCAGATCTTAACAGAGATTGGAGTAGAAATCAAGAGACCGTATAGTTGATAGAACTTATCGTTGGTGATTCTTTTATCAGTTACATCTGCGCCGAGGGCAGTTTGACTTCTACGTTGAGAAACTATGCGCAACCTTTTGCCAGGGTATACGTATCCAGTCGAATAGAAGTATGAGAACGTATCGTCTAACGATGGTGTGAATTGATCGTATGTTTGTGGTGTCGCTGAAGAGGAAGTGACAATCACGTTACCATAATAATCTGCTGAGAAGTCGACACCGTTGCGCAACTCGTGAAACTTTCCACTATCGTCTTCAAGGTAAACAAGGAGTTCTGCGCTACTGAAGGTGAACCCGAAGTTTAAACCAGTTGCTGAACCTTTACCGTAATACTCAAGGGTTTCTTCTTTTGGGTCGCCGATATAAAATACTTCGTCGCGACCGTATTCTACATCAATATCTAGACCATAGAAGATACGGAAGAACTGTTTAATAGAAAACTCAGTACCCTTTGACCTGTACAAGAGGTTGGAGTATTGTAGCGCCGAGCGTTTGTCATTAAACGTCTCAAAGTATGGTTTACCCAGAAGAAGTTCGCTGGAGATAAAGGAAAGAAACTCGGACTTTGTTTGCGTAATATCACGAACAGTCAAGAGTTCCTTGATGTTGCTCGCAGGATTGTCGGATGCCTCAAGACTTTTGTGGTACTCTTGTAAGAAGTTTACAAGGTTAGGATATTTGTCGTCGAAGTGACTAGGAAGTACGTTATCGACCTCGTACTTCTCTATGTTTATATCACGACGATATAAATCCTTTAATGTTTTATCTACAGACATACCGAACGCCTATTATTGTGTATCGACCAATACTGCTTTGGTGAACGATTCTTCTTGATCGTATCGGATAATGTTATTACGTACAGAGGATACAACTGACTGGTTAGCAGGAATTGCGAACACCTTTATATAGTTCCTGCCTCCAGCAATCGCCTGAACATTCAGTGCATAAAAAGTTACAGTACCTGCGACTTTATTATAGTTTCCTACGTTGTCAATGACGACGTTACCAGCAGTGTCAACCATTTCTAACTGACTTGTTGCTTGCGTCTCAAATATGACCGGAGAAACGCCAGCAGCAGAGATACGAACGCGCTGGTCAAGTTTATTTCGGATAAACACAGTCTTGTTCTTATATGTAAACAACGAAGTGTGAACAGTCTTCGAATCGGAGAACTGTGGGTCACGGAGAGCAGTAGGGAACGCTACGGTGTAGTCTCTTGTGTTTGTAAGTATAGGAACAAGTCGGCGGTTCAAGATGATGTTCGCCCTTGAAGAAAGAACTGCTGGATCAGTAGCGTCAACTTCCGTCAACATGTTAGACAGTCTGAAGACTTGTTCGAACTTACCAGTGTTGGCGGTGAAGTAATCATCAACAGATTGATCAACAGCACCACGAACAGTAGACTCAGTGAAACCAGTCAGAGATGGGTTGAACTGAAAGAATACCTCGGTGCCGATAAAAGTTGTAACTGGATCAACGAACTTCAACTGGAACGATGCAACAGAGAACTGATCAGCGAGGTCAAGGATACCCTGACGGGCATTAGCAATAGTAATGTCGCTGAGGTTGTCTTTGAATACGATAGAAGTGAAGACAGAACCATAGTCTGGTTCAGGGTCATCTTCGCCGCCCCATGATTGGATATCGTTGATGAACTGCGAGTACTTCTTCAAGATAAGAGTAGAATAATCTTCAGAAGTTACCATTCTGTTCTGTGAGGCAAACTGGTAAGGTGCGTTCAACCGTATCGATTCAATACCTTCTTTGTCACCACCACCGGATGCCCTTGATATAACAGAGATAGAAACATTTTGTGGTTGGACGACGTAGTCTCCCAGATAGAGGTCTTGTGCCAACTTCAGGGATGAGATACCATTGGCGCTTGCGCCAGATGCACGCAGGTAGTCGACGTTGATGACATTCCCAGGTTGAGGCGAAACACCCAGAGAAGTTCCGTTACCAAATGTCAACTCGAAGAACTCGTTTGGAGATTCGCGTAAAACATAAAGACGGGACTCAGAAGTTATCACTGTTGCTTGTAAGAGGTCGGTGTAAAGTGCAAACTCTGACCCGCCATCTATTAATGATGAACCTTGGTCTTCGAATACCTTGACGATTGCGGTAGAAGTATCCATTTCCTCGTCTGGGACAACATACACAACATCACGAGCAGTACCAACCAAAAAGTCTATATTGCGATTCTCACCCTCATAAACCCGAATAGCATTGTCGGGGTCAGAAGCAGGGACAAAGGTGTATACGCCGTTTGAAACAATCGCGCGCAGAGAAACACGGTTGGTGAAGGTGTAGTCTTGGTTATCTCTCTCGCCACGGAGGACCAACTTGCCTGGCTCGATAGTGTATTGAGTATCAAGTCCGGTGACTCCGGCGAGGTTAATTGAAAGAGTAATACTACATTCAGCAGACTTTTTTGAATCTGGAACATATCCGATAGATTCAGCAAGAGAAACGACAGAAGGTCTCAACTGAGCAGTAACAAGGAAAGACTCGTTCAAAGCAAAGTTTGCATTCAACGCATTATAGTGAGTGTTGTATGCAAGTACGTCAAGGATGTTGCTTATACCGGAACCCTCAAAGTCGTAGTCGTTGAACTCACCACTCTCTTTGAGAAAGTTCTTGAGATTAGATTTGATTGTCTGAAAATCTAATTCAGTTGATTTAATTGTAGTTGTCATTATCGTAACCTGCTCATGTTTACGGTTGTGATGAACCCTTCGTTATCGATTAGTAATTCTATTTGTATACGAACTTCGTTATTGACATATGCCCTGAAGTCTTCGATACCTGAGTCGAGCAATTGTTGCCCCACAAAGTATTTTACATCAGTGACTTCTGCCCTTGGTTCCCAACGGTTGATTGCATTTGATATTTGGGTTAGGAGAAAGGTTGAGGAGAACGCTGTTGATTGGTCGAACAACATAGAACGGATGTTTCCACCAAACGAAGGTTCAAATGGTTTCTCACCTGTGTTGGTTAGTAAGATGTTCTCAACTGCCTGAATGACAGCAGCAGCGTCTGTCTTCCTATAGATGTCGCCAGTACGAACCCCATTCTCATCGACGCTTCCTGGCTTGGCGGTGAAGGAAAGGTCTATGTCGGAATAGAAATTGTTCTTACCAGTGGTAAGAGTCGTTTTCTTATTTAATCCTGGTGTTGTTCTTGTAAGTGCCATTGTAGAATCCGATTGGTCTGCTGCATTTATTTATACGCATTTTAATCGGATATTTCTACAAGATCCTCTTGACTCAGCAACCTTCTGTTCATATAGGTACCAATTGTCATTTCGAAGGTTACTTGGAAGGATGGGGTCACTTTCGGCATTACCACCAGTAACTGCTGAGACATAGTCCCATCTGGTCGAGTAATGTCATAATCGAGACTCAACTGGTCATAGAAGAACGTGTCACGAATATACAGAGAGAGGTCAAAGGTGGCGGTGTAGTCGGTTTTACCACGAGAGTTATACAGACTATAGACTACTGCCCGACCTTCATACTTCAATTGATTGATAGTATCGTTTCCAGCAACCAAGGAACGCTGTGCTGAACCACCATCATTTGTGAGGTACGGT